GATCGCTGGCAAGCGCGTCTTCCAGCACATCTACTTCCCGGTCGGGAAGTCGAACGAGGTCTCCAACGCGACCATCAAGCGCCTGTGCAAGGCGACTGGAGTCGAGATCGACTCCGAAGAGCAGGTGCTCTCGGACCTCGTTGGTAGCGAGCTCAAGATCAAGATCGCTCACCGCGAGTACCAGGGTGAGCCGCAGGAAGACGTCAAGGGCTACGAGGCGGTCTAGGGCGCTTGGGCTCTGATTTCGAGAAAGCGGGGGCAGCGATGTCCTCGCTTTTTCTTCAAAGAAAGGAACATCCAAGATGCTGAAAATATTCTCTCGTAAGCAGCGCTCCACTCCCAAGATTGCCCTCCGATACTGGGTTGTCTCAGACAATCTGGTGCAGTTGACTCTCGGTTCGACGCTGAGGGTCATGCTGTTGCGCTCGGATCGAAAGGCGGGGCTTTTCAAGTCTCTCTACGAGAAGATCTCAAATGGGAAGCCTTTCTACAAGGCCCATTTCTACCCCCTATACCGATCGGTATATTACTTCGTAAAGGACAACCACAATGCCGAAAATTGAACTTCCCAAGAACACCTGGATCGACGACGCACGGGCTGACTACGCCCAAGGGGGGCTCTGGAACGGAACCTACATGGTAACGCTCACGCTGAGCGGAGGTTCGTGCCCGGACAATCGCTTCCTCGCGACGGTTCTAACGAAGGTTGGTGAGCAGAAGCTTCCTGGGCGTAAGATCGTCCGCCTCACCGGGATGTTCAGTCCGACTGACTCGGACGTTGGTAAGCTGGTCAAGATTCTCTCAGACTACGGCTACATCGTCCAGGTTGTGTTACGCGACATCCCTGACCTTGCATGGCTTCCGTATGTTTCGTGGATCATCTACCGTTCGGTGTCACCTGAGGTTCCGATTGCCTTCGACGAGTTCTGGTACGAACCCCCGGAAACAAACGAAATAGTCGAGCCGACACTTCCGAAGCCCCGGCTCGAGCCAAGTGGGCGTATTCGGGACCAGTACTTGTACCTCAAGCGCGCAGGCAACATCAGCGTCGTTACGCGCTTCATCTGCGAGTCGAAGCGGAACTGGCAGCTGCTATGAGCGATAGTGAAAACACTAACGTGGTGCACCCGTCGCACTACACGTTTTCGAAGTTCGAGACCATCGACGTACTCGAAGAGTGGTTCCCGAATGATCCGCTGTTGTGGCAAGTTGGCAAGTACATCTCGAGAGCCAAGCACAAGGGTCACCTGGTTGAGGATCTCGAGAAAGCCCGCTGGTATCTCGATAGGAGAATCAAGCAGGAAAAAGAAACAGAGGACGAAGATGCCGTCTGACACGCTCGAGCGCCTCGTTGTTCAGATCGACGCAACGAGCTTCACTCCCAGGGCGATCTACAGTGGCGTGACGGCGGCAGCCCGCAATGTCGGAGTGTCACGGCAAGCCCTGCACGAGGCGCTTTTGAACGCGACTGTCTGCGCCTCGTACCGTTGGCTCCGAGCTTCAACCTACGACTGTCACGCCGCGCTGCACGGCGGTATCCGCGTCAAGGATTTTCTCGACCTGCAACCAGTAATTGTCTGAATGGAGGCCTCATTTTGCAATACAAGCGCCCTCGGACGACGTGTCAGCTTTGCCCATTACGCGACCACAAGCGCGTCTGGTCGGAGCTGACAGCATCAGAATCGAAACCAGTCCTTGCAGTTCTCGGAGAAAACCCCGGTCTTGAAGAAGATCGCGACGGAAAGCCTTTCACCGGGCCTTCGGGTAAGCTTCTGAATTGGGCTTTGCACGAATCAGGAGTCTCAAGGTCGAATGTCTATATAGCAAATGCAATATGCTGTCGCCCGACCGACGGCGCTATCGACACGCTCGAAGCAAGCGAGGCTTTGTCGTACTGCCGAGCGGGTCTCTACGACGAGCTTGTCGTGCAGTACGACCGCGGTCTACGGGTGCTTGTCGCTCTGGGCCAGGTTGCGATGACGCAGCTCGGGCTTAGCGGGAAGATCGGAACCTACCGGGGTTCGCTGATGAGTGTCACGTTGCCCGGGAAGCGCGTCCTGACGGTCATTCCGACGTACCATCCGTCGATGGTTCTGCGGATGAACTGGAAGCGCTCAAACGGCGGAAATGCAAAGGGCGCCGTCGAGTGGCTCGCGGACTTTCGCAAGGCCGGGAAGCTCGCCCGGGAAGGCGGGAGTTTCGACTCGCACACGCTCAAGGAACGCTTCAATCTAGAGCCGACAGTCGAGGATATCGAGAGCTTCGTCGAAGATGCAATCGCAAACAAGAAGCTGGTTGCGGTGGATATCGAAACTTCGGGTCTGGGCTTCGACGCTTGCAAGATTGTCGTCGTTGGTCTCGCGACCTCAACCGAAGACGCCCTGTGCGTACCGTTCTTGACAACTGGCGCCGCGCCAGTCTACACGAATGGCCGCTGGGAACGCGTCAAGGCAGCACTTCGACGGTTGTTCTCGACCTGCCCCCAAGTGTACCAGAACTCGTTCTTCGACGTGCCCAGGCTTCGAGCTTTCGGATTCCCGATACCCTACAAGTTGATCGCCCACGATACGCTTATTCTGCACCATTGTCTCGCAGCAGAAATGCCACATGATCTAGGTTACATCGTTTCGGTCTACGGCAAGACGCCCTACTGGAAGGGCGACTTCAAGAACCGCATCGGGACAATCTTCGATATGGACCAGCTTGAGATGCGCCGATACAACCTGAGGGACTGCGTCGTCCTGCACCAGGTTCTCGACACGATGCTTCGAGATCTCAAAGAACTCGACCTCGAGGGCATTTACTACAACGAGGCGTTACCGTTGATCGAACCTGTGATGGAAATGACCCAGTACGGCGTCGGAATAGACCTTGGTCGCGTCAAGCGGCACAAGGAGTGGCTCGAGAAAGAAGCCGAGCGGGGAACCCGAGAGTTGTATGAGCTTGGTGGCTTACCCCCGGAGTTCAATGTCGCATCCACGTCCCAGATGCGCTGGCTGCTCTACGGAGAACCGATTTCGACTTTCGCCAAGATCGATGAACGCGACGCCAAGCGCGTGGAGAAAAACGCATCGACTGACGAAAAGATCCGTGAGATCGACAAGAAGATTGCAGAAGTTCAAGCGAAGTATTCTTCTGCCCCGAACGAGCGCTTGGCGAAGCAACTTGCCAAGCTCAAAACTGATCGGGAAAAGCGACTTTCGCCTAAACCGAAGACCAAAGTCGAACAAGAAATCGAAGCCCTCCGAATTGTCCGCGACGAGGTGAAACCAATCTATCGATTGAGTGGATTCCAACCTGCAACGACTGAGACCGGGATGCTAGCAACTGACCGCGAAGGGCTACTGTCGTACAAGATTGCTCTCACGAATCGCAGGGCAATCGCACTGGGTCTGAAACGCAAAGACACCTCTGACGAAGTCGCCGCAATCGACCGCTTGCTTGCTTTCATCGACCGCCTTGGCGAGGTTTCCAGGGTACGCAAGATTATCTCGACCTACACCCGCTATGAACCATGGGCCGACGGACGAGTGCATCCGTACTGGAAACTCCATGGTACGGCAAGTGGACGCTTGGCTTGCATAGCGGGCTCGTCGCGAATTAAGACAAATCGTGGGTGCTTCCCTATAGCTCTCTATGAGCATCAACTGGGGGACACGATATTGACACACACAGGGGTCGAACGACGAATAGCTAGATTTTTCAGAAACGGTACCCGCCCTTGCATGAGCTTGACTCTGGATTCAGGCCCAAGTATAATATGCACAACTGACCATAGATTTCTGACTCCCGAAGGCTGGAAAACTTGGAGTCAGCTCAGTATCGGTACGGAGGTCTTTTATGTCAGTGTCGAAAGCGGCGATGAACTCGGAGGAAACTTGTCGGCGGGTTTTGGAAGTCTATCTGGAGAGCCCGGAGAAGCCAACTGCGGTTCAAGCGGCAAAAATGCTGGGGGTATCCGAGCACACGTTGGCAGCGATTCTCAAGAAATATGTGGACCCATCAAGGCTGAAGATAGAGAAAGCTCTCAGGTACTCCCGATCGAAGATGGAGAAAAAGAATCCTCAGTTTGGAAAGCGCGGAGCAGAGTGTCCGACCTGGAAGGGAGTATGCTCGGACAACAAGGGACACTTCACAGTTCGGATTGGGTCGAAGCGGGCATTTGTGCATCGAGTAGTGTTCGCCGAAGCACTTGGGATACCTGTAGAACAGCTGCCGAGCAATCTAACAATCCACCACATAGACGGGAATCCTGCGAACAACACGATAGACAATCTGGTTCTTTGTACAAATTCGGGGCACATGAAGTTGCACCGAAAGTGGGAAGAGTTGCATCGAAGTCCTTTGTGGGAACGCTACCGGTCTTCGATCTCGAAGTAGAAGAAGATCATTCATATGTCGCGGAAGGGTTCATTGTGCACAACTGCACCGTTCCTAACTTGATGAACTTACCTAACTTAGACACCGACCACCCGGATCCGATCTGCGACCCAGTTCGAGGCTTCTTCGTCGCCCGTCCTGGCTGGAAGTTCATCTCGGCAGACTACGTCAACCTGGAAGCGCAGCTTCTCGCTTACTCGACCCTCGAGCCAGAGTTGGTCGATGTTTTCACCCACGGTCTCAACTTGCACGATGTCAATACGGCGGCACTTTTCGGAGTCACGAAAGACTCCCCGGACTGGAAGCCTTGCCGACGCGCTGCGAAGATCGACTTCTTTGGCAACAAGTGTTACGGTGGCTCGGACTATGCGATCTACCAGAAGATGATGCTTGAGGTGCCAGAACTGCGCGTAACGTTCAAAGAGTACGCCGCGGCTAATCAGCGTTGGTTTGCAGCACACCCGGCCTATAGCGAATGGGCGCAGCGTGTCCGTACCGAGGTTCGTCAGCGGCGCCAAGCACGCACTCCGTTTGGTCGTGTGAGGTTCTTCTTCGACAATGACCGCGACATCGAGAAAGAAGCTCTCAATCACATGATTCAGTCTTCGGGAGCGAGTCTGGTCAACAGGGCAATGATTCGCATTGAGAAACGCTTACGCTCTGAGAAGCTCCAGACCCGCTTCGTGATGCAAGTCCACGACGAACTTATCATCGAGGCTCGCGATGACGAGGTCGAGCGTTCGCAGGCAATTCTCGTCGAGGAAATGTCCCGTGAGTTCGACTTCTTGGGCTTCAAGCGCTCCATCCCCGTCGAGGCCGTCGTTGGCCCGGATCTGGCGCAGCTATGAGTGAACGTGAAGAGTTCCTCGCGAATCTCGGGAAGCTCTCCGAGGTTGCCAAAGCGAACATCAAGTTGCCGGAAGCTGAGCAGCGCATTACAACTTTGCCGAAGAAGACTCGCAAGAAGCGCACAACGAAGCGCGAAGGCCGGGAGATTGTCAACGAGGCGCTCGGAGCGAACAACGGGGGGGACTACGCAGAAAGTGGTGAGACCGACGATTCTGACTCGAGCGACTCGATGCCCGAGCCGGTCACGCCGTTCTACGAATACGATCAGTTGAAAGCCGCCGCGCTCGCAACTCCGCCAGTTGCGTTTGTTGAACCCCGACCGATCGCCTACCTGACTGACTACGCTGACGAGTTGCTCCCTGCCCCAGGCTTCGTGACAGACTTCGTCAACACGTCCAGAGGAATGGAAGTACCCACGTTATTCATGCTCTGGGGGGCGCTCGGAGCCGTATCGTCGGTTCTTGCTAGACACGCTTGGCTTCAGTGGTACCCGGAGAAGCTCTGGCCGAATCTCTACACGGTTCTCGTGGCGCTTCCCGGTCTCTGCACCAAATCGACGGCCCTCAATATGCAGCGGAAACTCGTCCAGGCCGTTCCCACGTTGCTACCGTCCAATATCGAGGAGTTCGAAAAGACGCTTCCGATAATGACTGGCAAGGCGACCTCAGACGGAATCTTGGGGGCGCTTGCTCCCGAAGAGCGCATCTTCGTCGTTCCTGAGACGAACTCGCTCAAGTTCGTAAAGCGTGGTTCGAAGGCCGTTTTCAACATCTCCGAGCTGACGACTTTTATGAACAAACAGCAGTACAACGCGTCGCTTATTTCGACGATGACTGCGCTCTACGACTGCCAGGACGAAGACTCGGAACTGACCCGTGCTCGCGGCAAGGAACCCCTGCGCGACATCTACGTCACATTCACAGCAGGTACGACACCGGATCATCTGAAAACTTCGATACCTGAGGAAGCCCTCGGTGGCGGTTTCATGTCCAGGACTGTCGTTGTGTACCAAGACATTCCGACGAAGATCTATCCAATACCGTTGCAGCTTGAAGGCTACCCTGGCCCGGACGATATCGCTCCGCGCTTGGCCTGGATCGCGCACAACGCCAAAGGCGAGTACTATCTGTCGAAGGAAGCTCTCACGCTTTACTCGCTCGAGTATCGTAACTGGAAGCAACGTCTCATCGACAACGTTTCGTCCGAGACCGCTGGTGAGACACGCTATGCGATTATCTTGCTGAAGGTTGCGATGCTGCTTCGGGTCCAAGAGTACCGTCTCGGGAATGAAATCTCCGAGCAGAACGTCCGCGATGCAATTCGCATCCTGTCGTTCACGCAGTCGAACTCCAAGTCTGTGACCGACGACATCGGCCTCAACGACTACACTCGGTGGCTCAATGCGTTCAAGCGAATTGTGGCGCGCAAAGGCACAGTCCAGCGCTCTTGGGTTCAAGCACGCCTCAGTGCCAAAGGCTGCCGCGTAGAGCAGCTCGACTCGATCATCCACCAGCTTGCCACCGAAGACTACATAGTTATCGAGTGCAACGGGCAACGCCTACTGCACTCCTCAAGCACCGGGAAAGAAACCTACTCACTTACGCCCCGGGCGCTCCGTGAATACAAGGAAGGACAGAAAGATGGATCAGACAAAGATGATTGATACCGGGGAAGAGTTCTCCGAGGCTCCCGAAGTTCCGGGTTTCGAGCCCGCCGCCCGACCGGGTCGACCGTCGGTCTTGGCCCAGAACGGTCTCACTCTCGAGCAGGTCGTCGAGTGCTACAAGAACTCCACAAGTGAACGCGATGCTGCTGCGAAGCTCGGTTTCACGCATCGCACACTTCGGAAGTACCTGCATCAGGCGGGTGTCTGGCCCGATCGGACGAACTGCTTCCGAGAGATCGGCAAGAGCTACCGGCCAAGCAAGGTCTATCACTGGATTCGCGAGCAGCACGGGAGAGTTCCGCGCTCGGTGGCTGTGATCGCCGAGTGCTCGGGGCTTTCAAAAGCGTCGGTGAGGAAGTTCCTTTCGCGGCGCCGCCACGCTGCCGAGCAGTTTCTACTCGGTCTCGGGATGCTTCGCGACTTGGAATCCGTGCAGTTGGTCTCAATCCGCGGTGCCCGCTTCACGACCCAGCAGGTGTGCCAGGCAACGCTGAAAGTCGACCTTTACGACCTGAGCGTCGAGGTCTCGGCAATGCTGCGCTCGGGTATTTCGGTCAAGTCTCGAATGAGCTTCAACGAGTATCGAAGGCTATTCGAAGCTGGGCTCACTCCCGGTTCCGAGGCTCCACTTACCAAGCCGTCAGACCTCCCGAGAGCCAATCTTTTGTAGTCGTTGCCCCGAGCGCCGTCAGCGCCGCCCGATATGGATCGTCCTGGGCCATTTGAGACGACTTGATAAGCGAGTTGATCTCGAGTGCTCCTGGGACGATCAGCCGTGGGACAGTGAAGTTCCCGTCAGAGTCTATGCCTGGGAGGAAACTCCGAGCCAGGTCGCGTCGGGCCATCGAGCCTTCCGGTCCGTCAGAGCCAACGTTCAGCAAGTCCTGCCCGATCTGATACGCGGGGCCACCAGAGAAGCCGAAAGCGTCATTCCACAGGAAGCCCGAGTAGTCGACACCGACTGCCCGGAACGCATTGTAGGTGACGACGCTCGCACCAATGAGACGGATCGCCCGGGTGACTTTGTCGCTTGGGTCGCCCGAGCGCATGATACGCCGGTACAGATCGACTTGGCCGACCGGAAATATTCCGAACTTTCCAAACGCACGCCCGACGACACCACGGAACGCCAGAGGATAGTTTTCTTTCGCGTAGTCGAACATCAGTATGCGGACCGCCTCGGTCTGGAAGAGGGTCTTCGCAGCTTCGACGTTGCCCGCGCCAAGGAAGTCCTTTGCGGCTTTCACTCCCGTTTCGTCGAGCAGATTAAGCTTCGACTCCTTGACAAACTGGTCCCAGTTTGTCGTTCCTTCAACGAGTCTTCCGAGACCCCGGTCGAAGCTACGACCAGCGGCCTCGGCAGTCCAGGCACGCGTCAGGTACTCCGACTGCTGCTGCGGCTTGAGACCGAACTCCAAGACGGGATTCGCTTCTCCAATACCCTTGGCACTCG